CTTCTCCATGTCCTTACGAGCCTTCTCATTATTCTTCTCTCTCTTCTTCATATCTGTCTCAAGATAAGAAGAATCTTTCTTTTCTTCAATGACCTTGGAGATCATCTCAATCAAACCACCCTTGATGGTTTCTCTATCTTCGTGAATCAAAGCTGCATGAAGTTTCTCGTTACCAACTTCATTGTTCAACTTATTTTGCCACTTCTCATTCAGAGGTTTATTAGTACGATACTTGAGGAACTCTTCTTCACAGTTTCTCTCAGCTCTACTAGCTACCTTCTCAAAGGTTTTATCAAATGCTTCAGAGATACGAACAATCTTTTCTTTTCTGTGTGCAGGAAGTTCACCTTCTACAGTCGATTCCATAACAGAACCAACAACTTCATGTACAGTGTCTAGGTCACAACCATACTGGAACAAACCTTCTACAATCTCCTCACAAACTTCAAGCAAATCACCTTCGGTCAGTTGACCAAAGTTCATTGCAGAAATCTGATCTTTCGAGTTATCTAGTTCTTCCTTAATAGTAGTATCATGTACGGCAGAATATGCCTTATACAGATCTCTCATATCTTGCATGGTTCTAGCAACAAATCTATTATTAGTTATTTATGTCTTCTAATATTTCCTTCTCTCTTTGATAGGGTTTTTCTTTTTCTGTGTATAGATCCCATCCTTTTACAAGTTCGGGATACAACCACACATCCCAGTCCTTCATACACTGTTGTCTATTGAAGTCACTTTGATTACACATGTTAAACAACATGACAAACATCGACAAGAGTCTGAAGAACTGATCAATCACAACTTACCATCAACTATTCCACTACCTACAACTCTTGTGTATTGATCAAGAGTTCCATCTTGTTCACACTTGAGATGCCACCGTGTCATTACAACAACAGCATCTCTAGTTGCTCCAGTCATCATACCACGACCTTCTTTTGTTTCTGTTGACCATAGTCCATATCTAGTTTCCCAGACATAGAATGCTTCATCAACCAGGGTTTCATTCTTCCGTTGATTCGTCATCTTTCTTTTTGTTAAATCCAAATGGACCAGATAGTTTGTCTTCTACTTTAATCTTCAAAGCAACAGCGCCAAGAGATTCCATAACTTTTAGAATGTCCTCAACCTTAGCACCCTCTCCGAGTTCTTTAGAGACGTACCAATACTTAGGCCAAAACTCTTCTCCAGCCTTCTGATAGTCTTCAAGTGTCAGTAGTTTCATTGGATTCCTCCTCAGTTTGTGATTCAATTACTTTTTGGATTTCTGTTTCGATTTGTGTGTCCAAATCTAAAATTACATTACGAAGATCAACAACTCGTTGAGGACAACAGGTTGGATCATATGTATACTCTTTTGTATCACGAAAGAGTGATGCTCTCACTGCGGCTGCAGCTCTAACATCCATTTCAATCTTAATCATAGGTTTTCTTCTTTACCAATTTGTTTATCTAGTTGTTGTGAAATCTCTCTGATTTTTAGAATACCTTCGTCAGAGAAGAAACCAGGGTGATCTTTTGTATACAAGAAAAGATGATGACGTAGAACAATTGCGTCACGTCTACTCATTTCAAGATTCATCGACCAAACCTCTGATCCATTTTTAGTTTAATAAAATACATTCCCAGTAACCAGACGGAGAAGAGAAATCCTTCTCCATAACTCATGGTATTCCATGCGTGAACTGCACCATCCATCAGAGGTCTCCTTGTTTACGATTTTCAGAGTAGTGAACATCAAACGATCCACCAGGGTATCGTTTCTCAAGTTTCTCTACATTCATTTCAATGATCTCATCAATGGTTGTATCTAGTCCCATACAGGCTTGAGCCACATACCACATAATATCACCAAGTTCTCGTTTCATATGAAACAAGTTCTCTTCATTGACAGGTTTACCTTGGAATACAATCTTCTTGACAATCTCAGTAAACTCACCTGCCTCAGCAGACATACCTACAGCAGCAGTAAGCAATCGCTCGGTAGGAAACTCCTGTTCTTCAAGCTCTTGGATACGAGATACAAAAGCTTCGTGATCTTTACTTTGTTCCGAGGTAACGCCATTTACAAATTCAAGGTATCGTTGTGTATCTACAGTCATAAGTCTAAAGGTTGTTGTTGATTTTCAGGGAGTTGTTTTGTGTATTCAATTTCTTCCCAAGAACCACCTACTCCACCATCCATATTAACTATGATGTCTCGGGTAGGAAGTTGTTTACCAGAACTGACATCAATCATATCACCAGGAAGAGGATTAAACGTATAGTAATGTCCCTCCCATCTATTGTTTCTCATATTGAGAAGATTGACAGCATCTTTTTGACTACCACAATCGGCAATCTTTTCACCTCTGGGATTAAACACTGAATAGTAACCGTTCAAAACTTAAATCCCTCAAATGATTTCTTAGGTTTGTCCTCATAATTATACTCCTCTTCGGTTTTACTTTCAAGGAGATCGTCCTGAGCTGACTGCTCACAATCATACAACCTCATCTTGGCTCTGTCAATACCAATCACAAATCTCTTATACACATTAGCGTCATTGTATCTGTTCTTCAACTGCTTCACCAGTATCTGTCCCAAGGATTCGAGTTCTTCAGTTGAAATAAGGGCAAACATAAGATCAGCAGTAGCAGGGAGACCAAAGGACTCGCTAGTGTCAGTAAGCTCAACGTCAGAGCTACCATAACCAGAACGAGTGGTCTGGGTGGCAGATACGATAGGTACGTTCGCTTCGACAGCGAGTCCTCTAAGTTCTTCAGCAATAGACTTAATAACCGTATATGAATTGACATTGCTGCCTCCGCGATACCTGCTGGAAGCACAAATATTAAGGTAATCAATGAAAATAATATCAGGTCTAAATGACTTCTTAAGTGCAAGCTCGTTAAGAAGGGATGTAAAGTGTCCACTATGTGCCGATGCTGTGGGATATTCTTTGATGATCAGGGTTCCCTGAGTCTTCTTTGCTAGATTATTTACCTTGGTCTCAAACATCTGTTTAGGAAGTTCTGCCACCTCTTGGATATTCACATTCAAAAGATTAGCGTCAATACGTTCTGCAATCTTCTCTTCAGCCATCTCCATGGTGATGTATAAAACATTCTTGTTCTGAAGAAGAACAGAGGCAGCCATATGACACATAAACAAAGACTTACCAACACCTGTGCCAGCAAGAGCAATATTCAGTGTCTTGTTAGGAAGACCACCCTTTGTAACTTTGTTGAAGTATTCTAGATCAAATGGTATCCTATTCTCCTTTCTATTATAGGCTTCATATCGTTCTAGATAATCTTCTAGGTAATCATGTCCAACATGATTATCAAAACTAACAGCTAGAGCATCAGATAGGATAGAAGGAATTGCATCTGGAGTTTTATCTTTACTCTGACCATCTGCGATACCAATAGACTCAACCAGTGCCAAGTAGATAGCACGTTCACGACACCACTTTTCAGTAGTGTTTAACAACCAATCAAACTCTGCTGGTTCATCATCTAGATGTGAAATCAGATGAGCAATTTTCTTAAACTGATCCTCATTGATATCCTTTCGTTTCTCAACCTCAATAGAGAGAACCTCCTTTGTAGGAAGTTCATTATACTCAGTTGTAAAACTTAGAATCTCTTGATATACAACTTTCTGATCCTCGTCCTCAAAGTATTCATCTTTGAGAAATGGTAAAGCCTTACGCAAATATTCTTCATTGTGAAGAAGACTTCTTAGGATTAGAAACTCAACCTTATTCATAATGAATGTATGTGCTCAAAATATACTTTGTATTTGTAGGTGCCAACCCAGCGTGTGGGTATTCCCATGTTGGAGGGAACACTAATACTTTACCACACTTTGGGTGGATTGTCACGTCATGTTCAGGAAAATATGTTTCTCCGTCACTATTGTTTAGATAAAATAAGAAGGCAAGACATCTTCTTGCAGATTCGTGGTTACCCACATCTACATGTTCATCAAATCGTTCTTCTCCACCAGGAAGATATCTCTTAAGTCTGAACTGCTCAAGAGATTTCAATCTTGGTAGATGTTTTCTTCTAACCTCAACTGAATACATTCCGTATGCTTTCTGAACAAATCCAACCAAAACCTTTACCAGTTCTGGGTTGTGTTGATTGAGGTTCAGTTGTGTAAAACAGGGTTTGTAATCATCATTAAAGTATTCATGGTTCTTCTCAGAGTCTTCAAATAGATCTATGAGATTATGACACAAGTCCTCAGGGAGAACATGGTCAAATACTTGAACCATAGGAGAATTGTTCTTTCGCGATTTCATCTAACTGTTCTAAAACTTCCTGTGTAAAGTATTTGTCTGGATTCTTAAGAATCTCTTTTGCATATACTTTCTTACCATTCATTTCATATCTACCTGCCACATTCTTCCACATACCACCAACTTCTCCTAACTCAAGGAGACCATAGTATTTGTCCAAACCTCTCTCATCATAATAAAGACGAACTGTTACGTCTTTATTTTCTTTACTAAGTCTTGACTTTGCTGTTTTAGCTTTGATAAGGTTTCCGACAATAGCCGTTCCATCTTTTTCTTTTTTCTTGCTGAGATAAATGATCGTAGACGCGGCATACTTGAGGCCGCTGCCGCCTCCCATTTCCTTAGTCGGGACATAAGATCCGATAACATCGTAAGTGTGGTTAGTAACAATCATTGGGATTTTAGCCTGTCCCAACTTCAGGGTTAACATTCTGAAGGCTCCTTTGACCAACTGTGATTTGGTCATGTCTCGAACCTGTTTATCATCAAGAGCATCTCGAATCTCTTTCTCTGTAGATAACATACCCAGAGAGTCTAACACAAACATACAGGGTTTCCTATCTTCCTCTGGTGTTTTGAGGTAGATATCAACAGCCTGTAGTGCCTTCTGTCTAAACTGTTCGACAGTAACTACATTGACTACAACGAAACGGTCTAGGTCAATCCCCCTACTTGTGAGAAGAGACTTGTTAACAGCGGCTTCAGTGTCAAAATATAGACAATAACCACCAGGGTTAGAATCAAGGAAATTCTTGACGACTGCCAGGCTAAAGAAAGTCTTTCCAGTAGAAGACTCCCCAGCAATGGCAGTAATCTTATTCCCAGATACGCCACCAAATATACTACCTGAACAAAGTCCGTTAAAGATGTACGAACCCGTGTCCACGTAAGTTTCGGTTTCGTCGATGTCGGCTGCCAGTTGGGTGTACTCATCTCCAATCTCTTTTACAATCTCTTTAAGGAAATCCATTAACTAAAAAATAACTCTAGGTTTGCAACTTTCTCAACATTCCATCCAATGGAATCAAGAATGACCTTTACAGGTTCAAGGAAGGCTTTGTTGAATTGTAACTCATAATCAATATACTTATCAAGTCCGAGTTCATACGGAAAATCATTCAAGAATGAAATCACATTCTCACGAATAGGATTGGCTTTCTTAAGATAAACAAACTTAATCTTATCACCGTTATTGATAAGAGAATACTTGTTATCCAAACCTCTCTCTTTGATGTAGTGGTTATGAAGTAGTGAACCTCTCACATGGATAGGACAACCCTTTCCATAGATGGTTGTGTGGCTCTTATGTTTATTTACATCAGAAATAGAACGGGGAAATGCCAACTCAGCTACTGATAGTTTGTTGAATTCAAGTCTAGCTTGATCGATGAACTTAATCATCTCATCTTCAGTTCCTTCCATCATCACTCGAAGACCATCCTTAATCATCTTCCTACAGGGAGCAGGTGTAGATGACTTGACAGCCTCGATGCCCATAATCTTGAGTTTGGGTTCTTCATAACGAACACCCTCACTATCCCACACATTGAGGATATATCGTTTCTTGGCTGTCCAGATACCACGATCAGCAATATTCTCTCTCTTCATCTGCATCTTCTGATCGTATGCATTCACATAGTCAGCCAGTTTCACATAACACTCATCAATGAAGGGTTCTAGTTTATCCTGACAAACCTTATCTAAAAGGTTCACCACTTTCTCCTTATCGTCCTTTTGTTTTGCTAGGAACTTATCAACAAGAGGACCAAGGTTAAGGTATACAGAATCAGTATCAACGGCAATAACATAATCACTATCAGTCTTTAGGAGTTCATTCAGATACTTGTTCAACCTATCCTCAATCCACCTGATAGATGTTTGACCTGACAGAGTGATAGCTTCTGCATTTGCAAGTTTGAAGTATCTGAAGTATTGGTTACCAACCGCACCATAAGCTGAGTTCAAACAAATCTTTCTAACCATCTGAAAGTTGTTGAACTTAGCAACATCCTTTACTGTCTGATCCCTGAGACTTAGAAGTTCTCTATCAGACAGTTTAGAATAGTCTTTACCAGATTGTACAATCTCCTCTTCTACACCTTCACCAGCACCACCGATTAGATATCCCATTATTCCTCAATACCTTTAGGAAAGTTTTCAATCTCAGTTAGTTCATAATCCCAGTCTTCCATGACTTTATTAGCAAGGAATCTATCAGACAACATTTCGAGTTCCTTCTCAGCGTACTCTCTAGTCTCTGCTTGCAACCAAACATCAACTACCTTACCCAATCTAAGTTTCTTGATATCTAACTCAGACATTCTTTTACAACAATCTCTCACAGCATTACCTGGTGAGTCATCAACCTGTGATCTCAGACGGATGAATACTAATGCTTTGAACTTCATTCCACTACTCCGATGACCCAGGACTTCATACCTATAAGTGCTTGAGTATATTCTACCACATCAGGTGGGACAATCAAACAGAACCCGATACCAAGATTGAATACGTTCCTCATCTCCTCTTCAGTGATGTCACCAGCTTTCTGTATCTTATCAAAGAGTTCTGGTCTTTCCCAAGAATTGTAATCAACATTCACACTCAGTCCTTTGTCTTCGGGAAGACACCTAGGGAGGTTCTCTGGGATACCACCACCTGTGATATGTGCCATACCTAGAATAGGAACTTCATCCAATAGTTTTTGAATTACAGGAGAGTAGATCGTAGTTGGTGTTAACAACTCTGGCATTTCCTTATAGAAGATTTTATTCTTCCCCAACATATCATTGATAAGAGTATATCCATTACTATGAAGACCACTACTCTCAATACCGATGACTACATCACCAGCTCGGATGCTACTACCATTAACAATCTCATATTTCTCTACAATACCAGTACAGAAACCAGCAACGTCATAATCATTTTGTCTGTAATGCTCTGCAGTTTCTCCACCCAGAAGGTCCATTCCAGAAATCTCACATCCTTTAACAATTCCAGACACAATCTCATTGACATTGGAGTTTATATTTTTAGTAGAGATATAATCTAAAAAATATAATGGTTTAGCACCACTACAGATTACATCATTGACACACATTGCAACTAAATCAATTCCAATAGTAGTGTAGTCAAAGGCAATCCTACAGATATTCATCTTAGTTCCGACACCATCAGTACCAGACACCAAGACCGGCCTTTCATATCCTTTTGGAAGGGGATACATTCCATTGAACCCACCAATTTTAGGTGCCATGATTTTGAGATGTTCTACAAATGCTTTACCCTTTTCAATATCGACACCGGAAGTTTTATAGTCCATCAGTGAATTTCTCCTGTAGTAATTTTTTCAAGGCGTTCTAGTTTCCATACTATGTAATCAATTGTTGGAATACATTGTGGATTCCAACCTACAAATGTTGATGATTCCTTGCTTGGAAGTTTCCAACAGGGAGCATTATCATTCTCAAGGTCTAGTGATTTACGATACTCATCATCACCCACTAAGATGACTGCTCTCTCAGAAGCATTCAAACTACCAAAACAAGCAAATGAATTCTTTCTGATGATCTCTGGCAATTCCATCACAATCCTCTCTTCTTCATTTCAGCTTCAATGTCAACGAGTTTCTGTTTACTCTTCAACATCTTACCCTTGAATGCCTTACGTTCAGCATACATCTTCTCCATCAACTCAGGTAGGAAACCTTTTACATCCTTACGATACATTGCACCATTGGCACAAACTGCATTGTCTTTATACATCTCAAAGTTTACCGTCTCATCAAGAATTCGATTAACTGTGGCCGTTGGGTGTTTTTCTTCCAAGAGTGTTTCTGGGGAGATGTTATACTGCATGATAAGATGAGGATATAGAGAGTTAAGGTCAAAACTGACAACCCAATCATAGACTCCTGGAACCGGTTCTTTGACATATGCACCTGCGAACTTTGAATCTTTGTCTGTTCTATCCATTTGAGGAACTACGATATTCCTCTTCTTTAGATAGTTATAGATGATTGTATCCCACAATCTAACCTGGAACATAGGATCAACGAAGTTTACCTTAGCATCAAATGCCATAGTAATCACCAGTTCAATCAGACGAAGTTTATCCTCCATCCTATCAACCAGCTCCACGTCAACGATGTTATAGTCTACAAACTTCTTCCAATCACCATCATAGAACTCTTTGAAAGTGTTGAACTCTGAGTGGTCCAACTTCTTCTGTCCCAGTTCTGTCTCTGCAATAAAGTCTAATCGATATGATTCTCGGTTCACATAGGTGAACTTCTTATAGAGATCCATAAAGTCAAGTGTAGTTACACCTGCAATATTGTATACGTTGTGTGGTCTACCATTAATGTATACCTCATCGTGTTGAATGATATTCCAAGGAGACAATCTTTTCATCTCTTTGGTTCCCATTATTCTATCAACACGACCACACAGATATGGAATATCATACAACCTACAGTTCCATCCAGTAATAACCTCTGGGGGATCTTCATTCCACCAGTTAATGAATGCTCTCAACATATCCACTTCTTCTTCGTGGTGGAAGTATGTGACATTCTTTTGTGATGGAGTGTAAGGTTTACGTCCCCAAGTAAGAATCTGCTTGGTGTTGTAATCCTGAATAGAGATGGTTAGCATCTCCTCCGAACAAGAGTCTGGTGAGGGGAATCCATCTTCTGACTTCACCTCAATATCAATAGTAACAAGTTTAATCTTAGACATGTCCCACTTGATCTCATCTTGTGGAAACTTCTCAGACATATATTGATAGATGTATCGATCATTCCCATAGATCTTGAAACCATCTACACCATCATACTTCTTGTAGAACTCACGACAATCACGAACATACCCAGGTTGAATGGGTTCTACGTTCTCACCTTCCAATGTCTTCCACTCACTCTCCCTGTTTGATTTGACAAACAAGGTGGGTTGAAACTTCTCCCTGTATTGAACTCTTTTGCCATTTTCATAACCACGAACGAGGAAATCATTTCCAACCATAATCACATTGGCGTAAAAGTTCATTCCTTCACCAGGTCGCTGTACTTATCTACTAGTGTACCATTGGGTTCCACGATAGTCAAGATCTTATCAGAATGAATCATGAATGAGTTCTGATTGGTAAGAGAAACTAACCACGGAGCCAGGGTTCCATCATCATTCACCACAAAGGGTTCAACCAACCTACAATCAGGTTCACCGATATCACCACCAGCTTCTTCAATCTGAGTCAGTAGAATCTGATTCGTCGGTAGAACTAGTAGTTTTAGATTGTCTTTGTTCATAGTCTTTAATACTTGTTGTGTACATATCTAGAAGATCATCGATGGGTTCCATAATACTGACAACCCAATCAGATACCACAGGAACCTTCTGATCCTTAGAAAGTGGTGCCCATGGTGTGATACGAAGCCTGAAGGGTGAATCCTTTCTATCCTTTACAGGTTCATTACCTAGAAGTTTTACAGAACAAGGATAGTTGAAAAAGTATCCAACCACTCTTGCTGGTTCACCTACAACCATTTCCTCAACATCAGCGATGACATCTTCACCTGATTTGAGCAATACTACTTTTACAGTCATTTTAGATAATATCTCTCTATTATTATAGTGCAAAAAAAGGGGGAGGTCAACCTGATTACTGACCAGGTGCCTCCCGCGGCGACGATATAGATTATTTAGTATCGCCACCTCCCATAAGATAACGACGGCGACGGCTCTCAGGAATAACTCGTGCCAGTGTTACCACCAGGAGACCATTCTCGAAGGTTACATCAGAGACTTCAGTGTCTTCTGAGATAGACCAGGAACGGGTGAAGGAACGTGATGCCAAACCACGGTGGATATACTCCCGTCCGTCTGAGCTCTCCTTCTGTCCCTCAATAACCAGATAACCCTTCTCAGTGTAGACCTTTACCTCATCTTGACTGAAACCTGCCAAGGCCAGTTCTAGACGGGACTCATCCTCAGAAACCTGAACGAGGTTATATGGGGGATAGCTTTGTGCTTCGTAGCTGAATACACGATCAAAATAATCATCCATACCGATCGTGTTTCGTTGCAAACGTTCCATCAGTTGATTGATGTTTGCAGAGTTGTAGCGTGCTAGTGTAGTCATGTGTTACTCCTTTAGTAAGCGAGTTTGAAATGTGTGGCCTCTTTCGACGACCACATACTAATTATAAGACATAGCATAAAAAAGGGAGTGTTGAACTCCCTACTTTTTATTGGGGGGTTTCACTACCCTGGTTCTTTTTCGATCCGATATTGTACTTCTGTTCCAATACCCACTCACTCTTTTCCTTGTATGGAAGAACCTTAATCTGGTTCAGTGGTGCAATATCAATGATCTCATCCTCTGTACACACATCAATCAATCCCCAATCAGAGAGGAG